AGTTATTCTGAGGCGGCGGAGTTTGTACCGGAGACATGGCGTGACAGATAGAGAACTGTTACTGGAGGCTTTTGAGATCTTGTATTGCGTATACAGGAATGAGCATGGGCGGTATAAGCGAGAACTGGATGTTTACCCTACGCTATCAAGAATTAAAAATCGATTGGAAGAAACTATGAATAATGGGTATAGTCCGGCTGAAGAAAGAAAGAAGGCGAACGGGCAGTGGATTTAAGTGAGCTGATAAGTAAGCTTCCTGCAAACGAGCAGGAGAAATTACTGGAGCAGGTGAGCCAGTATAAGGATGCTGTCACGCGAGAGAAAGCGCAGAAGTCGTTTATGGCTTTCGTGCATGAAATGTGGCCGGGCTTTATTCACGGCAGGCATCATGCTCTTATGGCAAAGAAGTTTGAGGAGATAGCTGAGGGTAAGTTAAAGAGGCTAATCATCAACATGCCGCCGCGACATACCAAATCAGAGTTTGCTAGTTACTTACTGCCGAGTTGGTTCTTGGGGAAGTATCCAGACAAGAAAGTTATCCAAACATCTAACACGGCTGAACTAGCTGTGGGGTTTGGTAGGAAGGTTAGGAACTTAGTTGATAGCGACCAGTATTCGAAAATCTTCCCAGGGGTCGGTCTCCGTGCGGATTCCAAGGCGGCGGGGCGTTGGGCAACTAGCCACGGCGGGGATTATTTTGCTATTGGCGTTGGCGGTACTGTTACTGGTAAGGGTGCTGACCTACTAATAATAGATGACCCGCACTCGGAACAAGAAGCAAAGTTAGCGCAGGGCGATCCAGGTGTGTTTGACAATGTATACGAGTGGTATACATCTGGCCCGCGTCAGCGTTTGCAGCCTGGCGGCGCAATTATTATTGTGATGACACGCTGGTCGGATAAAGATCTGACTGGCAAGGTGTTAAAGAGTGACTCTACAGACTGGGAAGTAATAGAACTTCCGGCAATTTTGCCGTCTGGCAATAGTTTGTGGCCAGAATTTTGGCCGCTAGAAGAACTTACGGCGTTAAAAGAAGAACTTCCGTCTTACAAATGGAACGCTCAGTACCAGCAACAGCCTACAGGCGAAGAAGGTGCGCTGGTAAAACGCGATTGGTGGAAACGCTGGGAGGGAAATAAAGCGCCAGCATGTGATTTTATTATCCAAAGTTGGGATACGGCGTTTACGAAGAGCCAGAGGGCTGACTATTCTGCGTGTACAACGTGGGGAGTCTTTAGCAAAGACGAGAACGAAAGCGATGTAAACATTATTTTGCTGGATGCGTGGAAAGATAAGTTGGAATTTCCGGAATTAAAGCAAAAGGCAAAGGAAATGTACGACGAATGGCAGCCTGATTCTTGCATTATTGAAGCAAAAGCTGCTGGCGCGCCGTTGATATTTGAACTTAGAAGGATGGGAGTGTACGTACAAGACTACACACCTACTCGCGGCAACGATAAGTTTGTCCGTTTGAACAGCGTTACCGATTTATTCTCATCTGGCAAGGTATGGGCACCAGAAACTAGGTGGGCAGACGAGGTTATAGAAGAAATGGCAAGGTTTCCTAACGCAGAACACGATGACTTGGTGGACTCCACCGTGCAGGCGTTGATGCGTTTTCGACAAGGCGGGTTTTTGCGGCTTGATTCTGACGAAGAAGACGAGCCTACGGAGTTCCGCCGCAAGCGTGGTTACTACTAAGGACTAATATGGCGACAAATTTTGACAAAGCTCTATATCAAGCACCAGAAGGCATGAGTGAAGAGGATATGGGTGGAGATATTGAGATTGAAATTGAAGATCCAGAGTCTGTTCACTTGGGTATAGGTGATTTAGAGATTGATATTGACCCTAAAAAAGAAAAAGACGATGACTTTGACGACAACCTAGCTGAGTTAATGGATGAAAGCGAGCTAGAAGAGCTGGCTGGAGACTTGTTGTCTGACTTTGACGACGATATTGACGCCCGCAAAGACTGGATGCAGACATATGTTGACGGTCTAGAGCTACTGGGCATGAAAATAGAAGAACGGTCAGAGCCATGGGAAGGCGCATGTGGCGTTTATCATCCGTTGTTGTCTGAGGCTCTAGTCAAATTCCAAGCCGAGACGATCATGGAGACGTTTCCGGCGGCGGGGCCAGTTAAAACTAAGATTATTGGCAAGGAAACACCGGCCAAGAAAGATGCTGCGGAGCGCGTAGCAGATGACATGAATTATGAACTCACCGAAGTTATGGTTGAGTACCGTCCAGAGCATGAGCGCATGGCTTGGGGCTTAGGTTTGTCTGGTAACGCATTTAAGAAGGTGTACTTTGACCCAACCCTGGATAGACAGGTGGCTTTGTTTATACCGGCAGAGGATGTAGTCGTTCCTTATGGCGCTTCTAATTTAGAAACAGCTAATCGTATGACCCATGTCATGCGCAAAACCAAGAATGACCTGCGCAGGCTAATGGTTGCTGGCTTCTATAAAGATATAGACCTGCCGGAACCGCAGAATTCGTTAGACGATGTAGAAAAAAAGATCGCGGAGCGCATGGGCTTTCGTGCTACGTCAGACGATAGGTACAAACTGCTAGAGATGCAGGTGTATTTAGATTTGCCAGGATATGAAGACAAAGATGATAAGGGCAAGAAGACTGGGATTGGATTGCCATACATTGTAACTATCGAAAAAACATCTCAAGAGATTTTAGCTATCAGAAGAAACTGGCATCCTGAAGATGAAACATGTCAAAAGAGGAACCACTTTGTACACTACCCATATATCCCCGGCTTTGGCTTCTATGCATTCGGTCTTATCCATCTTATTGGTGCTTTTGCTAAGTCTGGCACTTCTATTATTCGTCAGTTGGTTGATGCTGGCACTTTATCAAACCTTCCGGGCGGTCTTAAGACTAAGGGGATGCGAGTCAAGGGAGATGACACTCCAATTTCTCCCGGCGAGTTCCGAGATGTGGATGTTGCCGCCGGAACAATCAGGGACAATATTCTCCCGCTTCCGTACAAAGAGCCAAGTCAAGTCCTCCTAGCTTTGATGAACCAGATCGTTGACGAAGGTCGACGGTTTGCTGGCGCAGCAGATTTGAAGATTGCAGATATGTCGTCCAACTCACCAGTTGGCACAACACTGGCTATTTTGGAAAGAACGCTCAAAGTAATGTCGGCTGTTCAAGCGCGCATCCACTATGCGATGAAGCAGGAACTTAAATTATTAAAAGACATTATTCGTGATTACACGCCAGAAACATATGAGTATGAACCTGTGCAGGGTTCGCGTCGCGCTAAAAAATCTGACTACGATTTAGTAGATGTAATTCCAGTATCAGATCCCAACGCCGCCACTATGGCGCAGAAGGTAGTCCAATATCAGGCGGTTATGCAGATGGCGCAGGCCAATCCGCAGATCTATGACTTGGTTGAATTAAACCGCCAAATGTTAGAGGTTCTTGGCATTAAGAACATTGGCAAATTAGTTCCTAGCGCGGAAGATTTCAAGCCTAAAGATCCTGTTCAAGAGAATATGAACATCATTAACGGAAAGCCCGTTAAGGCGTTCATCTACCAAGATCATGAAGCGCACATCCAAGTTCACCAGTCCGCTATGCAAGATCCAAAAATCATGCAGATGGTTGGCCAAAATCCAAAAGCGCAAATGATTCAGGCTGCTGCTATGGCTCATATCAATGAGCATGTGGCATTCCAATACCGCAAAGAAATAGAGAAACAACTGGGAATTCCTTTGCCAGATATGGACAAAGAATTGTCAAAAGATATGGAAGTAGAAGTATCTCGCATGATGGCTATGGCAGCACAGAAACTGCTACAGAAAGATCAGGCGGAAGCACAGCAGCAGCAGGCACAACAAACGGCTCAAGACCCGATTGTTCAAATGCAGCAGCAAGAATTGCAGCTTAAAGCCAAGGAAGTGGAAATCAAAGAGAAGAAACTTGCTATGGACGCTGCGGCAGAAGCAGACCGTATTGAGCTGGAGAAATCAAAAATCGAATCTCAAGAACGGATTGCTGGAGTTCAAGCAGGGGCAAAAGTTGCTTCTGAAAAAGCCAAGCTTGAGGGTGAATTGGAATTTAAAGGCGTTGAGCTTGGAAGCAAAATAGCCAAAGATAGAATGGATATGCAGCATCAACAGAGGCAGCACGACCTCAATGTTCATCAAACATTGAATCCACCAAAGCCACAAACACCGAAAGGTAAATAACTATGGATAAGACGTTAGAAATTCTCATTCAACAAGTGAGAGATAAGCGTCATCAGGTAGTCGAGGCCGTCTCAAACAACGCAGCCAAAGACTATTCTGAATATCAAAAACTCTGCGGCGAGATTCGGGGTCTCTCGATTGCGGAGGGTTTTATTCTTGACCTTGCAAAAACTATGGAGTTATCTAATGAGTGAAATCGCAATCGCCACCGAAGACGGCGAGGTATCAACTCTGCCCCAAACAGCAGAGGAGAAAGCGAAGCAATTACCGGAGCCAACGGGATATCACATCCTAGTAGGACTGCCGGACAAAGAGGAAAAATTCGAGAGCGGCCTGTTAAAAGCAGACCAAACCATGAATCACGAACAGATTCTGGCTACCGTATTTTTCGTAATCAAAATGGGGCCAGATTGCTACAAAGATGCAAAAAGGTTCCCCAATGGCCCATGGTGCAAGGAAGGGGATTTTATTCTCGCCCGTCCCAATACCGGCACCCGCTTAAAGATTCATGGTCGTGAGTTTCGACTCATTAACGACGATGTGGTTGAGGCGGTTGTGGATGATCCTCGCGGAATATCTAGGGTTTAAAAAAGGAGAAACAAATGGCTACAAAAATGGACGCGGAGGAATTTAAATTCCCCGATGAGAAAGAAGAACCATCTGCTGCGGCGGATGATTTTGAGATAGAGATTGAAGACGATACTCCGCCGGAGGATCGGAATCGGCAGCCTTTGCCAAAAGATATGGTTCAAGATCTTGAAGAAGATGAGCTTGAGGACTATAGCGAAGGGGTGAAGGAACGTCTGAAGCAGATGAAGAAAGTCTGGCACGACGAACGCCGCGAGAAAGAGCAAGCATTACGGGAGCAGCAAGAAGCTATTGCCTATGCCAAACAAGTTCAAGAAGAAAACCGCTCTTTAAAAGGACGGCTATCTACGGGTGAGCAACACTTTATAAACACCTATACATCAGCAGCAGAACTTGAGCTTGAAAATGCCAAGCGTGATTACAAAGATGCCTATGACCAAGGCGATTCTGATCGTTTGCTGGATGCGCAGGAAAAGTTAAACAATGCGCAATTCAAAATCCAAAGGGCAAGATCATTTGTTCCGTCTGTACAGCCTGAAGAAGATCCTGTACAACCCGCAACAAATCCAGCTCCTCGCCCTGACCAACGTGCGATTGCGTGGCAAGAGCGCAATGAATGGTTTGGTAAGGATGAGGAGATGACTAGCCTGGCTCTGGGTTTACATCAGAAGCTAGTCGCTCAATATGGGACGTCATATCCGTCTACAGATGAGTATTGGAAAAAGGTCGACGACACAATAAAGCGTCGATTCCCAGAACATTTTGGGGAAGAGGAAGAAGATAGGGCGACACAAAAACCGCAACGATCTTCTAGGGCCTCGCCTGTCGTAGCCTCCGCTGACCGCAGCACACCTTCAAAAAAGGTGAGGTTGAAACAGTCGCAAGTCCTGATTGCCAAGAAATTAGGATTAACACCGGAGCAGTACGTCAAGGAAATGATGAAATTGGAGGCTTCAAATGGCTGAGAATAGAACACCCAGAAATGTAGAAACACGCGTCCAAGCGGAACGCCCTAAGCAGTGGAAACCCGCAGAGCTTCTGCCAGAACCAGATAAGCTCCCTGGATATGCGTATAGATGGATTCGTGTTGGGCTTCAAGGATCGGCTGATCCCCGCAACTACTCTGCCAAACTCAGAGAAGGTTGGGAACCAGTCAAGATTGAAGAGCAACCACAATTTCAACTGCTAGTCGATGAAGGCAGTCGGTTTAAAGACTGTATTGAAGTCGGCGGATTGTTACTTTGCAAGACCCCGCTTGAGTTTGTGGAGCAGCGTAATAACCACTATCTCAAACAATCTGAAGATCAGATCAAGTCTGTAGATAACAATTTGATGCGGCAAAATGACCCTCGTATGCCACTGTTTAAGGAGTCGAAATCTTCGTCATCCAAAGGCGTGGCAACTTAATTTTTTTGGAGTAAAAAATGGCATACCCAACTGTAAATAAGCCCTATGGGCTTGTGCCGGTCAATTTGATCGGCGGACAGGTGTACGCTGGTTCTACTCGCTATTTCACCATTGCCAACGGTTATGGCACTGATATTTTCTTTGGCGACGTAGTAAAGCGTGTATCTAACGGTACAATCGAAAAAGACACTGGCACTAGCACCGCTACGCCTGTTGGTATCTTTATGGGTTGTACTTACACAAACCCAAGCACTAAACAAAAACTGTTTTATCAGAGCTGGCCTGCTGGCACCTCCGCTTCTGATGCGCAGGCTATTGTTGTAGATGATCCTGATATTTTGTTCAAAGTAGTAACTGTTTCTACCGGCACAACCGTGGCTTTCTATGGCCCCGCTATTGTTGGCGAGAATGCAGTTCTAGTACAAAATGCAGGCTCTAATAGCACAGGTGATTCGGCTGTTGGTATTTTTGGTGGCAACACTGCAACTACCGCATCATTCCCAATCCGTATCGTTGATCTTGTTCCTGATACTGGTAATGGCTCTAACGGCTATTGCGAGTTTATTTGCAAATTCAACGCCCCGTACATGGTTTCCACTTTCACTAGCCCAGGTAACACTGTAGCTACTGTTGTAACAGGTGGTCACCAGTATTTGAACCCAACTGGTGTTTAAGGAGTAAGACATGGCTATTTCACGCGCACAACTACTGAAAGAGCTGCTGCCTGGCCTGAACGCCTTGTTCGGTTTGGAGTATGCTCGTTATGGTGAAGAACACAAAGAGATTTACGAAACTGAAACCTCTGAGCGTTCTTTCGAAGAAGAAACTAAACTTTCAGGTTTCAGCGCCGCACCTGTCAAGAATGAAGGCTCTGCCATTCGTTATGACAACGGCCAAGAAGCTTGGACAGCACGATACAACCACGAAACTATTGCTCTTGGTTTCTCGCTGACCGAAGAGGCTATCGAGGATAACCTGTATGACAGCCTGTCGGCTCGTTATACAAAGGCACTAGCTCGTGCTATGTCGTACACAAAGCAGGTTAAAGCTGCTGCCGTTTTGAACAACGGCTTCTCCGCTACATACCCAGGTGGTGACGGTGTTGCATTGTTCTCAACTCAGCATCCTTTGGTTTCCGGCGGTACTAACAGCAACACGCCAGCTACCCAAGCTGACTTGAATGAAACTTCGTTGGAAAACGCAGTTATTCAAATCGCCGCTTGGACTGACGAACGTGATCTGTTGATCGCTGCTAAACCACGCAAGCTGATTGTCCCATCGGCTCTCCAGTTCGTTGCTACTCGTTTGTTGGAAACCAGCCTCCGCGTTGGCACCAATGATAACGATATCAACGCCCTGAAGAACAATGGTTCGATTCCAGAAGGCTACACAATCAACCACTTCTTGACCGACACAAACGGCTGGTACTTGACTACCGACGTTCCAAACGGCATGAAGCACTTTGTTCGTTTACCTTTGTCGAACTCGATGGATGGTGATTTCGATACTGGTAACGTCCGTTACAAGTCTCGTGAGCGTTATTCTTTCGGCTGGTCAGACCCACTAGGTATGTTCGGTTCGCAAGGCGCTTAATGCGCTAAAAAGGGGGATATAAAAGTCCCCCTTTTTTTTAAAATTTATGCTATAAAGTAGAAAATTTCCGGGTAACCCGGTATGGCAAACAGTCCCGGCTGACGACATGCAGATTGCCAATACCTAACTCGCATGTGAGGAAAATTTAAAATGGCACTTTCTACCACCCAAAGCATTTGGCGTTCGGGCGGCGGCGATCAAACTCGCACAGCTTATTGTGGCACTGGTGTAATGACCGCAGGCTTCTACGTTGCTAACGCAGCAGTTTCAGGAAACGCTGTTGTAGCATCTAGCCAACCAACCGTACAAGTAATTCTCCCAGCTAATGCAGTTATTATGTCGTTGACTATTACGACTCCACTGACCTCTGGCTCAATTAATGTTGGCTACACAACCTTAACTGGCGGTGTTTCTAACGCATCTTATTACGCTAATACAGCGGCCTCTACAGTACGAACAATTACTGCCGGATCACCAGGCAATGGCGCTGGCATTGGTATTACTGCCAACGCTACTTCGCTGACAGTATTGACTACTGAAAGCGCATCTTCAGCGGTAGGTTCGTTTGGTGGTTTTATTACGTATTTTGTTAATGATCCATTGTTTGGCGAACAGAACGTCTAATAGGAGGTCATTATGACCATGCAAACAGACGTTAAGTCACAGCACTTAAATACTTCAGGCGCAATTTTTGAAGGTCGCGCTAGAGTTAAAAGTGTAATTATGTGTGCTAATGCAAGCGTAAAAGGGACTTTGGTTATATATAACGGGACAACCAATGTATTGGAATTAGATGTTCCAAGTAACTCTAATCCCAACTCGTTTAATGTAATTATTCCAGGCGAAGGCATTTTGTGTACAGCAAATGTCTATGCAACCATGTCTAATCTAGCAAGTGTCACTGTGTTTTATGGCTAAGAAAACCCCATCCCTTGCTATTGGTCGCGGCGAAAAGCTACCTGTATCTAAAGGGGCGGGGCTTACTGCCAAAGGTCGTGCTAAGTACAACGCAGCAACTGGGTCTAACTTAAAAGCACCGCAACCTGAAGGCGGGCCACGCAAGAAGTCATTTTGCGCTCGTATGTCTGGGATGCCAGGCCCGATGAAAGATGAGAATGGCAAGCCTACCCGCAAAGCGGCTTCACTTAAAAGATGGAAGTGTTGATATGGTTGACGAAATTCAAACTGCCAGAGAACTTGCTACACACACCAGCAATATAAAACATTTGCAAGATGACGTTGATGCGATGCGTGAAGATATCAGTGATATAAAGTTATCTTTGGAAAACATTAATAATAAGTTAGCTTCTGCTGAAGGTGGGTGGAAGATGCTTATAGCTATTGGCAGTTTTGCCGGCGGCCTTGTTGGCGCAATCTTGGGGTTTATTAGCGGCAAAGCCCACTAAAAGGAAAAATTATGAAAAGCAAAGTAAAAAAATACGCTGGTGGCAATGTTGTAGATAGCTCCGGTAATCCAGTTCGCTCTGGTTCTGGTGAGCCAGTTCGCACACGCTTTGGCAGGGATGAGGAAGACCGTCCAAAATCTAGCGGCGTAGAAGATTATGCGTCTCTTGGCAAACGCGCTGGTGCAGTATCTCCATTCTCTGGCCCAAAAGAAACCATTAAAGAAGAAACTACTACAGAGACAGAAACTGAATCTCCTAAAGGTATAGCTTCTGGGTTTAAGTCTGGCGAGTCAAAGTTTGAGCGTGACGATAATGAAGTGAAGATGCCAGCTAAGAAAAATCCAAAACCTAAGTCACGTTATAGCGGCGTAGTTAGTGCTGAAGAAATGGGTAGCCAAGACTTTAGTTCTAAGTCTAAACCTAAAGGTGATTCTGGTCTTTCTAAAGCGGCTCTTGCTGCCGGTCTTGGTCTTGCTGGTGCTGCCGGCGCGGGGGCTCTTGCTGCTCGTAGACAAATGAAATCAGGCACAAGAGGCGAAAGAGTTGAGCCAACTATGGGTGGCACAACCAGATCTCCTGTGCGTAGCATGTCAGCAGAAGAGGCTGCATTTGAAAACGAAGGCGGTCGTTATTTCAAAAAAGGCGGCAAAGTAAAAAAGTACGCAGATGGCGGCATGACGCAGCAGCCTACATACCCTTTCTATGGCAATCAGCCACAAGCTGGTGGTCAGAATGGCGGCATGAATCAAACATTCAACATGCAGACACAACCAGCATTTAAAAAAGGCGGCAAAGTGTCGTCTGCTTCTAAACGTGCGGATGGCTGCGCTATTCGCGGAAAAACGAGGGCTTAA